GCCTTCCAGATACGCAGAAACACGGTCGGAATGCTTATCAAAGGTCGACCGCATCGGTCCGCAATGGTCCAGGATACGCCAGACCATGCGCTTGCCGTGTGGCGTTGCCATCACATCGCACAGGTCCTTGTCGGCCTGCATGCGAGCAAGTTCCTCATCGGTGTGCGTGCTCACGCTTGCTGGCCCTGGAGCATCGCATCCAGTGCGGTGCCACCACCAACAGGAGTCTGGCCTAAGTCTTTCGCGGTCGCGGCAGCCATCTGCGCTTGCTCAACCTGGGCTTGCTGAGCCTGGGCCTGGGCTTGCTGCGCTGCAATCTCGGCAACTTCCTCCGTGGACCGGAGGATCTTGGCTGGAGTACCCAGCATATCCGCAATCTCACGCAACGAAACTTCGGCATTGACGACATTGAGCACGCTCCCGTCGACTTGTGCGATCTGCCCAGCAATGCCAAGCAGGTCAGTGACAGCGGCCAGACCGGACCCACGCAGGGCCTGAGCCATGACGCTGGTGTATTCAACGCGGATCTCGGCATCACTCAGCTCTTCGGGCGGATCAGGCAGCACGCCCGCACGCCAGGCCATGCCAAACACGCGATCAATCACCGGATCAAGAAACTCCTGATTGAGGGATTCCAGGACGCGGCCCAGGACAAGGACCTTCTCTTGCTCCCTGGCACGGATCTCGGCGGCAGTCATGTCTGTCCGGTTGTTCTGCGCGAACATGAGGAACAGGTCTTCAAAGAGGCCGCGCTTGATGCGTTGGCGCACGTCCTGGATGTTCTCCAAGACTTCAGACAGGCCGAGGTCGTTCTTGTACAGCTCGCTAATGGCGTCGCCGTTGGGTCCATCGTAGAACGTCATGCCGCCGGGGATCATGGCCACGGGTCGGCCCGCCATGGAACTTGGCGCCTTTAGGGGCGGACGGTTCTTTAGTGCCACGGCCTGAGAGCGGCCCTTGTTGAGCATCTGCAGCTCTTTCAAGTCGCCTAGAACGGTAGCGCCAGGGCCGATCCCATAGGCATCCTCGCCGGTGACTTCCCAGCGGGGGGCCATCACGGGAAACTCGTTGTAGCCTGACACCTTGAGGAACTTGCCCAGGTGGCCGGATTGTTCGTACCACACGGAGACGAAGGGGAAGCGTTCAGCGCCCAGGGCTTTCGGCTGGCGCTTGCTGTTGGGCTCCGTGGCCCACACCACGTCATGCCACTCGTCGAGCTTGTCCGTGTTGTACTGGTCGCGGACCTTCTGGCTCACCTTATCAATGCCGTACTCTTCCACCATCTGCGCCGTGGTCTTGCGGCAGATACGATAGCACACTTCCACATTGCCGCGAGAACCATTGGCGACCCAATAGCTACCGATGGGGAAATGGGTGAAGCGCACCACGTCAGCAACGTCATCCTGGGCCATCATCGCAGACGTGCCGAAGCCGCCCAGATCGGTGTAGAGCAGGGGGACTTGATGGTAGAAGTTGGATTTGATCAAGATCTCACCAATGATCCCCTGTGCCTCATCGAGCCATGAACGCACGGCATGGCTGTCCAGGTTGCGATCACGGGCAGAGAGACGAAACCACACGCGGGCAGGGTTCGTGATGTTCGACATCAGCGACGAAGCCAGCACGTTCAGCGCATAAACGCCGGTGTGATCAATGATGTCCTGATCCTTGCGCTCGCCCTTGTTCGCCTCGGACGGGATAAACCGCCCCCGGTGAGGCAGCAGGAAGCGCACCAGGTCACGCCAGCGAGGCTCCCACGACTGGCGCTCTTGCTTGAGCGCAGTAAGACGCTTCTCATAGCGGGCGACGGGATTGTCCATTAGTAGCCTAACTGAGTTTTGCCAGCGACTTGCGCGGTGCCGGTAGTGCCCAGGCCCTGGCCCACTGGCCCGGCCGCAACGCTATCACCAGCGAGTTGCAGGAGACGACGCCGCTTTTGCTCGGCCTGGGATTCCCGGACCCTTTGCATCTCGTCGACCTTGCGGCGATCCTTGCGGACCTCGCCACGCGCATCACGGGCAGCTTTGTTCTGCCGGTTCACGGAGTAACCGGTAGCACTGGCGCCAATGACGCCAGTGGCCACGGCCCCGATGACGACTGCATTGACGGCCATCTTAGCCTACGCTCACTTCGATCACGGCAGCAACTGTGCCAGCGGTCGTGCTTGAGACGAAGTTATCCGCCAAGCTCCAGCATGATTGCCGGCAGACAGCGCCAGCAGCATAGTGCGAGTTCATCGCCGCCGCAGAGTGGCCGAGCAGGAACGCAGCGCGATCAGTACCGGCAGCAATGCGCGGCATGATCTGCCAGAATCGTACCTGGAAAGCATACACGCCCAGCGCCGTCAGTTGCGCCTGCACCAGTGACAGAATGGTCACGGCAGCGCCGGATACCGGAATGGTCAGGGTCAGCGTCAGGACTGACTTGGCGTTGACGACTTCACTTTGGGGCATGGTTCAATCTCCTGCAATAGATGTTGTCAACGTGCTCGTAGCCGAGCCGCTTGAGTAATGGCGAGAAATCTAAATCTGGCCTAGCTTTCACATGCTGCATTGAAACTTCTACTCCCTCAGTAGCTAACTGTGCGTCAGCGTACTGGATCAGACGCAGGCCAAGGCCACCGCGCCGATACTCGGGCAGGAGAAAGAGCACGTCCTGAGACGCCTGTTTGCTCTTGCTGTAGTGCAGGTTCGGGCGAACGAAGTGTGCAGAGTAGCCTACAAGGCGCCCATCGTGATCGCGTGCGGTGTAGACCCGCAGGATACCGGCCATTTCCAACGCTTCATACGTCGCGAAGTCAGGGGCCAATTCGATGTCTGGGTAGTGCGCAATCTCTTGCTTGTGCTCCCGCAGCAGTGGGATCACTTCCTCCCACAGGCCGTGGATCCACTCACGTGCGAATGGTCCGCCGCGACGCTTGCGCCACTCGGGAGCCACGCAGTCAACGATCAGATGGATGCGGTCAGCGTTCCCGCCAAACGCAGCGTGCGGCTGGCGATGATTGAACCATGCCAGCTCGCCCGCGTCCAGGGTATGCACAACGCCATCAAATACCAAGCCAGCGCCTTCATCCTTCAGGCACAAATGGAAGCGGTCGAAGTGATCCGCGTAGGCGCCCTCGTCAGTGTGCGTTGTCACGCGACCGCCAGATGGCAAACGAACGATCAGCGCACGGCCAACACGTTCAGCGCCAACGATGTGCGCGATCTCCCCGATCAAACGCCGGGCAGATGGGAGTCGATCCAGCTCAGGATAGTCGACCGGCTCAAGATCATGGAAGGATGCAGCGATGTCGTAGGGATCAGCGGGAGCACGCAGCCAAACGGCTTGAGTCTCCTTGTGAGCGCTACCAGCGAAGTCTTGCCGCAGCGTGCGCTCCTGCCAGATGCCGGGTTGCGCAGCCAATTCATTCAGGAGGTCGCCAACCGATAGGCCGCAGGCGGCCATGGCGAAACGCTCAGGCTTACGGACAGCCACAGAAGGGAGCGATGCCAGCATGCGCCGACTGTAAGAGCCGAGCCCTTGCCCGCTCGTTCAGCGGGTCCCGTTGCGTATTCTGCAACGGTCAGGCATAGGGGTCAAAGTCAGTCTGCGCTTGCTGATGGACGTGACTGCCACCGGGAGCCGTCGATGCTTGGACTGGATAGGCAAACGTCAAGGCCAATGCATCGCCGCGATCAGGTGAGGCTAGGCCGCGCTTCTTCATGTCGGCCTTGCGCTCAAGTACGATCTGATTGTGTGCGTTGTAGCCGTACTCGCGACCTTCCAGTTGCTGGCGTAGATCCGAATCATCAGGGATGGCGCCACCCTTGAGCCATTGGCGCATGCGTGCCCAACACTCGGCGCCCTTGTTTGCGACCAGCTCACCCTCCACCGGCGAATCAGAGACGGCCCCGTTGTTCACCCCAATGCAACGCTGGCCCAATTGCCGCAGCCGATCAACAACGCCGCCGCCAACGCCGGTCTCATCCACAAAGATACCATCAACGAATAGGCCCATGCGTTGGAGGTCATCACGGTACAGCAGCACCTGGGCAGCCAGTTGCATGGTGTCCAGGCCGCGGAACTTCCGAGCTGGATGGGTACGTGCATCACGACCACGCCGGGGTTGGATCACAGACTCGTCATCGCCATAGCGGGCAACGTCCACGCCAAAGACCAGAGCATCGGCAAGGGTGGCCATAGGCTCACGCTTGGCAGCGTCTTCAACGATGGTCGAGCTGATGAACTGATTGCTGCCAGCACGGGGGAATTGTCCCTTGACGCGCACCCGAACAAAGTCCGAGTCCTCACCGTAGTCAGCCACCCATGCGTCGATCTGATCCTTGTTCGTACCCTCAACCGTCCTGCTGTCGATCTGCTTGTGAGCCCAGCGATGGGCGAGCTTGCCAAAGCATTCACGGAAGCGCCCCGTGTTGCGTGTCGGGTTGCCAAAGGCGAACCACATGATCTCGGTATCAGCGTCAGTCAGCGCACCCTCAGACACTTCCCAAATCTTGTCGGCGACAGAAGACGCTTCATCGAATACCAGTAGCAGGCGCTTGCCTTCGTTGTGGAGCCCGGCAAATGCATCTGTGTTCGTCAGGCTCCATGGGATTGCATCAGCTCGCCATATCGCCCCATGATCGGGATCAACGCTAGACACAGAGGTTGCGGCACAGTGGAACCAAGCCTTGTTGATCAACAGGTTATGCCACTTGGCCACTTCCGGCCAAGTCTTGGTTCTTAACTGCGCCTCAGTGTTCGCCGTGACAACGACCTTGGAATCTTCATAGGTGGACAGCGACCACAGGACCAACCAACTAACCAGGGCACTGTTGTGGGTA